AGATTCTTAAATAATTAATACATATTAAAAAGGAGATTGTCTTGGCTAGAAGTGTAAAAACTGAAAATAGATTCGTGGACTTTGATTTGGCTTTCACAAAAATAGGTGATGCTCCAGAGGACACTGACGGTGACGGTGAAAATGACACTCTAGGTTATGAAATTGCAATCAAAAAGGACGAAAATGCAATTCAACAAGCAATTACGAATCTTCTTCTCACAAGAAAGGGAGAAAAGCCATTTATTCCTGATTTTGGAACAGAAATAGTCGATGTTTTGTTTGAAAACACTGGAGATCCAACGACCTATTTTAAAATACAGAATTCTGTTGCTTATGCCATAGGAACTTACGAACCAAGAGTAAAATTCTTAGGTCTAACAATCGACGACAGCGAAGTTGATTCCAATAATATTTTCTTGAACGTATCATACTCTTTGGTTGGTGAACCAGAGGAACAAGCCAGAACAGTAGTGGTTCAATTCATAAGGGCAAGGTAATGTCAATATATTCAACAATATCATCGGTAAGTAATTTGTCATCCAACGGTGAAAGTAGCGAAAGCAGTAGTCTTTTAACTCTGTCTTCCAGTCAAATTCGCATTGGAAACCTCGAATACGATGATATAAAACAAAGTATCATTGATTACATGAAAAGAAGCGATGGAGATCCGAATAATCCGTTAAAAGATTATGATTTTTCCTCCTCTGCAATTCAAGTTTTAGTTGATGCTCTTGCATACAACACTTTGTATTACGCATTCTACTCGAACATGATTGCAAATGAATTGTATTTAGACACAGCACAGAGAATTGAATCACTGATATCAATCACAAAACCACTCGGTTTTGTTGTTCCATATGGCTCTTCTGCTAGAGCGTCTATTTCAATGTCTAGCGTGACTGATACCATACCAAAATACGCAAAATTTACAGGAACAAACCCTGATGGTGTTAATTACATTTTTTACACCGCAAGTTCTTATGATCCAGATGTAAATGGTGATATTAGCGAAGTGGTTCTTTTTGAATCACGACAATTAACTCTATACAGAGATATTACGAATGATATTAATCTGAGAACTCAGACAGTATCGCTCAAAGATAAAGCAATAGACATAAATTCTATATCAATCGAAGTGAGTGAAGACAACGGCTCTACATTTACCGAATATACTTTGTCAAATGATGTTCAATATGGAATAACAAAAGATAGTAGAGTCTATTGGATCGAGCGGATCAATGGTGGAGTAAAAATTCGTTTCTCAGCACGAGGAAATGAAGTTTTTTCCGCAGAAAATGCCAGTTTAGAGACAGATAATGTTGGTCGAAAAATAACGGCAACTGATATTGTTCGTGTTACATATTTCTCCCCCACGGGACAAGATGCAAACAACTGTAGAAGTTTTGTTTACAATGATGGCACGGGAAGCACATCACTTAGAGTTTCTAGTTTTGGTGGTGCAACTGAACCAAATGTTGATCTCGTTCGATTCTTTGCACCGAAATGGTTCGCTGCTCAAGGTAGAGCAGTTACAAAAAATGATTACAAAGCAGCACTCAAGGATCTTTTCCCCGGAGATGTGACAAATCCAGATGAGTCTCTTACTGTTTTTGGTGGAGAAGAGATGGATCCTCCTTTTTATGGTAGAGTTTTTGTCTCTTACATTGAAGGTGCGGGGTCTGGGACGATTGAAGAAAACAAAAAGTTCATCACAGAAAATCTTAGAAGTTTATCACCCGTTTCTATATTACCAGAGTTTATCGCTCCAGAAAATTTCAATCTTTCTCTCTCGTACAGTCTGCAATACAACGCTGCAAACACAACAAGAACAAGAGAAGGTGTTGTTGACGCACTCAAAGATGCTGTTGAAGCAGAGTATGGAAAAGTAAAATTCAACAATACATTTGAACCACAACAATTCGAGCGTTTGCTTAGAAGTGTTGAACCTGCCATTGTCGGCACGGTGGATTATGGACTTGCGATGACAACAAATGTTCAATTAAAACAAACAGAAAACACAGAATTTAGTTTTAGAAATGAAGTTATCACCGGAGGATATGGAATTTACAGTGCTGCATTTTACTCTCCAAAATTTGACACCAGTAATGTGTTCATTGCTGATTCTCAAATACCAGAAGACTCCGCTGGATTTGCACCATTGCGTCTGTTGATTCAGAACGGCAATTTGACTCAGGTTGTTAGTCCTCGTGGTGTTGGTGAAATCAATAGAAAACGAGGTTTCATTCGCATATTCCCGAATGTTGGAAATTCAATAGTTCGTTTTGTTGCACTACCAAAGTCAAATATTGTTAACTCAACACAAAACATGGTTACAAATATCTTGCAATCTTCAGTTACGGTAGATCCTATCTGATGTATGGCTCTCATCTTAGTCGAAGCACATCGAAAAGCAAAGAGTATCGGTACAACGATATTGTATCAAACTTTGATGTTTCTTTTTCTAATTATGAAAAGTTTTTCTTACCCAAAGCATTGCCAGATGGACCAGAAACACCTTTTTTGTTTTCATCCGAAAGAGTAAATGGTGTTGGTAACAGCAATTTTAACTATTCACCATCTTTACCTGTATATCTTTCTATTCTCGGTTACACAGATTTTATTTCGTTTGTTCAGCGTTATTATGACTGGCTTTTTACATCAAATCCGATAGTCAATGATGGGTATGGATCTGGTTATTTTGTAGATAACTCTGATCTTTACAAGTTGATTGATATCGACAAAATTACCTTTGTTGATTCTGATAAGGACGGAGAAGACGACGACGGTGAATTTATTGCAGATAAAGACTTAAGAGTAAATCTTCTCCGTCTCATAGCCTCACAGTTTGCAGAGGGACTGGAAAAAGAGATTGATCGGGCAGTTCAGAGTGAGGATGGTGTTGTTGAATTCTTAAAAGAGGTTAGAGAAGAATTCTACATTAAAAAAACAAATAAAGAAGCAATAGATTGGTACTTTAGTAAGTTATATCCAAAAGAATACTTTAGGGCAGTTGTTACCGAACCAAAAACAGAAATCTTAAGACTTGATGGTGGAAGACCGTCGTTTTCACAAGATTCCGGTGATATATTTTTAACTGATACGAATTACCTTGGAGATAAGGTTCTACAAGACAGTTTTTGGTATCAAGACTACTCTTATCTTTTAAAACTAGAGAGATTAGTCGGAGGTCCTGCTTCAATTCCACCAGTTTCGTTTGATGAACAACAATATTTAGATATTGCTCACCCCGCAGGAATTAAAGTTATTTTCGATGTTACTAATGAGGATTATATTCCGGCAGATGACTTTGATGGTGAATTTGGTTTAACTGAAATAACTAAAATAGGCAACTACAATCCATATGTTGTAAACGATTCTGGTAACACTGGAGTAACTGCCGGATGTGGAATGACTCTCGCTGACGGAGATAGTCCTCTTCCAACCTTCGCTTTTCCAGACTGGGCTGAAAATATTCCTGTCGGATCTGTTTTTGGTAACATAAATATAGGGAGTTTTTTCTTTCTAACACCCGCAGAGGACAGTCCGAACGCTGGATTGTCCGCAGAATTTGACCCAGATGAATCACCGTGTGCATGATAATCAAGGAGAATAATAGGTAAAATGGCAACTTCATCACGATCTTTCGGTATTGAATTATCCAATATTCTTCTTGACACTATAAGAAAGGATTCTAGTAATCTTACATTTTTTCTTGGTGGTGAAACTGGAGACACGATTGTAAAAAATACTGTTGAGGATGACAGCGAAGTTTGGGAAAATATTAATTTTGTTCAGAACATCCGAGAGAGTGATGTCTCTATGGTCGTTCGGAGAGTTAATTGGCAATCAGGTCAAGTTTACTATCCATATGACTCCGCAGGCATTTCTGCCGGAGCGACTGGGGCGGAAAGAAACTACTATGCTCTCACTGACGAGGACGAAGTTTATCTTTGCTTGGGTGCAGACGAAAAAAACAGATCAAATAATTTTGGACGAAGCAATTCAACTGTAAAACCAAATAGAGCCACCGACAATCAAATTTTAAGTGATGGTTATAGATGGAAGTTTTTGTATAAAATTGATTTGGCAAAAACAAAGTTTAAAACAACAAATTATATGCCTGTTGTAGATATCTCAAACGAAGATGGATTTTCATCAAAAGCAACAGTCAGTGAGGATGTGTTTAGACGAGGTTGTGGTTTTAGTTCGGGTGAAACCGGATCTTGTTGTTTTTATTATAATGAACCAGAAAAGGATCAAGTCAACGCTCAAGTTTTTGGTGCCGGAGATTTTGATTTCTGTGTTGATGATACATTGTGCTCCACTTGTTATCGCATAGCAAAGAAAATGAATAGAAACTATATCTTTAATTTGGGTGCAACCTGTGGAACCTCAACAGGAACCGGAGATTGTCCCTCAACAAATAGAACCAAACGAGGATATGAGTATTTTCTGGATCAACTTCAAACCTTGAGTCCAACAAGTAACGAGTATTTGCAATCCACTACAATCAGAGACGCAGTGAATAACGACGGACAAATACAATCTGTTTCTCTTAACTTAGAGGGTTTAACAACCGGAGAACTTGAAACACTCACACCCTCACCTATTATCGGGGTAAATTCTAGAACAGGCACTGGTGGTGATATTCGTTTAACAACAGAAGCGGCTGGATTTTCTGCCGGCAATCCTCTTTATGTGATCAATGGTATTGAACTTAAAACTTCGGGAACAAAGTATAGAGATGTAACTTTATCAGATGTCCCCAGTGTTTTGGATGGTAGACTCGGTGTTAATTTAGATTACCCCGGCGGTCTTTTTGCAAATCCAGCACGAGCATTAAACGCAACAAAATTTATGATTAGCGTCACACTTCGCACTGATACTTTACCCACTAACGCATCGACAGGTCAAACAACATTTACACGATATGGTTTGATGCGTGATGTTCTTTCGGTTGGAACTGCTTCATCTGGCGTAACTCATACATTTAAAACTGGTTCAGAAGCAAACACAGACGAACCAAAAATTGTTTCCAACATAACAAAAGTAACTTTAGATCAGGGAACTAATCTTCTCCCACCATCACTTACACAATTTTCTGTTGGCTCTGATATTGTTGACACCACAAAAACATCAGTTGCTGATGTAAGTAAAGTTTCCTCCTCCAAGCCTGTTGCTGGTGTAGGTAAAATTGTAAGTGCTGTTGAAGGTAGTTCTACTATAGATTTAGAAGTTATTTCACCTGTTAGAGATTTTGCAGAAATTGGTGATAGGATCGCAAGCGTTGGTGCTACTGGAACAAACTTTGATGTCACTTCAGTAACAACACCGGAACTTGTTCCATTTAGCGGAAAAGTGGTTTCATCCAATGCCACTGATATATCTCTCGATACACAACCAAGAGAAATTACTTTTACATATGTTTATTCTCTCGGCTCATACTAAGGATTTAAAAAATGGCTAGAAATATATTACCATTTAGAGTTTCTCAACAAGATCCAAAAACACCACTCTCCCCTGTACCATACAGGTCGAGAAAAGCCATTCATTCCTTCAATCAAGGGACAGAGGAAAAAAATTACAAGTATGTTGCCTTTAGACCCGGATATGCGGTTCAAGCCTCCGAGTTAAATGAAATTCAAGAAAATTGGCACATGGATAATACGCTGTTTTCTTACATGATAAACGCATGGGGATTTTATTGTGGTAAACCATATGATGGCTCAGGTGACGAAGATACGGGACTGAGATACGGTGGGCCTGGTTGGGACGGTGCCACACCTCTTGTTCCATATGGACCAGCGGAGCAACCTGATCCGAATGTTGTTCCTCCAGTTTCTACACCTGACTCCAGTTTGATTCCAGAATTGATTAGTGTTACACAAACAGCAACTAACATAACTATTCAGTTTAATCAAGGATATTATCTTACTTCGGTTAGAACAGGCACAGAAGTTGACAACGGATTTAAATATTTCGTATATTTAAATTATGTTGGTGGTCTTGGTGAATCTGTTTTCACAACGACAATACCAAAATCAGCGGGTGGTATAACATATGTTGGTTTGCTTATGACACAAAGTTATGTTGCACCTCCCGGCGAAGAAACGAATGATCCTGATGGACTTAATTCCGCAGTTGGTGATTCGACGCTATATGATAACAGTGCTGGTTTTTATAATCGGGCTGCCACTGGTGCGAAAAGAGTGAAGTTTGAGTTCACCGGAGCCGCTTCTGCGGGGACCAACGGAAATGTTCAACTCGATCAAATTTCACCTGTTTTATATGCCAACTTTAACACCGGAAAAATTAGATACATGAATAATGTTATAGTGGAAGATATAACATGACAAAATCTAATCACGAAAAGTATATTGAAAATCTTAAAACTAATGATGTAAATCGAACAACCAAAAAACCTGCGTACACAGGAAAATACAGGAATGTTTTTCCTTTTAAGACTGACATAGAATTTAGTCGTTACATTAGCAGTCCACTGCAAACAAACAGAGGACTAACGGAATATGATAGAACAATCGAGGCAGCAAACTATAATGAAATTGGTTTTGCGAATGGACAAGAACTTAGATCAAATGATCTAAATGAACTTCAAGAAAAAAATGTGGAAAATCTTTCCCTTCTTGCGGAAACGGTTCATCAGTGGGGATACTACACAGGACAGGGAGATGAGGGTGGTCTTCCTCAATATTCTCAGTCTCTCGGTGCAGCGGGAATGCGACGCACTAGAATACAGGAAAATAAATCTATTCGGTATGGTGGACCTTTTTGGGAGGGAGCAACACCAGTTGCACCACACGGAAAAGAAAACAATAGTGTTACAAATTTTAAAGAGAGCGGAATCGAAACATATAAGCCTATAATTGTGCAGAACAATACGCTTGGCGGTGGAAGTAGAAGTTTCCAAAACTCCCTCAAGATTCAGTTTAACTCTGGTTATTACTTTACTACGATAAAAAAAGACTCCGATGATGATCTCGAAGGATTTAGAAGATTCTTATATTTGGATACAAGAAAGAATCAAAGTGATTACGAAACAATCGTGAGTAAGGAACAAACAGGTCACACTTATGTTGGACTGGTTGTGAAAAGTAGAGAGATTTATCCGAAAACAACAAGATACTTCGATGAAAACTTCAGTGATGAACGACTAACGACAAATGATCACGGGACACCAAGAATTCAATATTATTTTGACGGGATTACACACAGCAATTACACCGATATTCCAACAGACGATATCGGTCTTGTGACAAAGAATTATGATCCGAGAGGATGTGCAAACACAACACGAACTTTTTCTGAGTGTTTGAGGTGCGTTGAAAATTCACCTTTACCAGAGGAAATAAACGCTGAGTGTGACACACAACTACAAAAACACCATTGTTGGAAAAAACACAATTCAACGGCAAAATTGGAAGATAGCCCATATTGCTCAGGTGTTCGGACGGCATGTGCTTCAGAAACTCCAATTCTTCTCGATGCGTATGCTCCCAATTGTCGTGTGGGTTCAGGTTTATATGATACTAGACAGGCTTTCTCGCCAGTTCTCTACATAGATCACCTAAATAAAGAAGTTAGATATATGAACAATGTGCTCATCGGCACTTACAACTAATAAGAGGGTAAAATGGGAGTCGAAGACAATCAATTTCAAATCGAGGATTTATCAAACAATACATCTTTCTATGATTGGGCAAATAAAACCAACACAGAAATAATTGCTAAGTTAAATCGTCTCAAAATTTATGACGGAATCTCAGGTGATGGGATTAATGTTATTGTTGGAGCGACATCGGATAATGTCGGAAGCCCCTCTACTGGAATTTCTTCCGGAGATATATTCGTTGAACTTAGTGGTAATGTCACAAAAGGCATGACATTTGATGATGTTACGATCAACGGTCTTTTAACTTACGACTTCACTAAAAACTTTTCTGGTGTTCCTTTAATTAGTTTTACAGGCACGGGTGGCACAGCGGGTGTTACAACCGGACATGCGATGAGATTCGCAACAGACCTCAGTGACACCACTGTTATTTCTGGAACTTTTGATGGACTGACTTTTGCAAAAGCAGATTCCGTTGAGGGTTCTGAGGTACTTGGTATTGTTAAATCAATCAGCGGAAATAACATTGAGGTTGTTGTTCAGGGTCAAATTGATGGCTTTAAAACTACACCCGCACTGTCCCCCGGCTGCGTTCACTTCTTGGATCCAACGGTTGCAGGTGGACTTACAAGTGAAGAACCAAGCATTGTTGGACATGTCTCTAAACCAGTCTTAATTGCAACTGGCACAGATATCGGGGTGTTCTATAACTTTAGAGGACAGAAACTTGGTGCAACTGGTGGTACAGGAGATTTCCAAGCAGATAACAATGCGTTTTTCATTGATCTCGGTGCAGCCACAGATGCAAATGGTGTAGATTTTGTCCGAGGTAAAGTTGTAAGTTACATTTCGGAGAGTGGTAGATTTGAATGCACACGAGGAAATGTTCCCGCATCCAGTAGTCAAATGATTGGTGTTATCGTTGCCGATAGAACCACAATTGGTGGTAACATTGCAAAAATTGCATGTGGTGGATTTGTTGGTGATTCTCCTGTAAATAAAGTCGGTCCTCTTCATGTTGACGGAGAGGGTTCTCTAGTGTCCTCCGATCAAGCAGGTGGATTGAATACCGTGTTTGGAACTGGATTCCTTAACGGTGCTGACTACTCCTTGGTGATAACTTTTGTTTCTGGTGATGAGGCATTTAGTGGTCTTAACGCAGGTGGTGTCGTTGCCGCATCCACATTCGGTGGTGGTTTTGGTGGAACTGGAACTTTTGGTGGATTCTTTGCTCCTAGTGCAAACAAGCGTCCGCAATACTCTAGAACTGCTGCACCCGTCGTTCTCGGTGCCACCTCTGCGACTGGTGGTGCAATTTATGTTAATCAAAACGAATTGATCAATGGTTCTATGGAACTTTGGCAACGAGGTATTGGAACGATATCGGCATATACTGGAACTGGAGGAACTTACTTTGCAGACAAGTGGGTTCGTTTTGATGGTTCAACGGCAACATCTAAAACATATTCATTGTTGAGAAAAGAGTTTTCAAACACACAAACAGATGTTGAAGGTAATCCGAATTACTATGTTAGGACTACCCACACCGCTAACCCAACAACTGGAATTCGTATTGAAAACAGAGTCGAGGGTGTTGAAACTTTAAGAGGTGAAAATGTTTGTTTCTCATTCTATGCCAAAGCGGGAACCTCTGGTGCAACAGCATCTGTTTTCTTTGGACAAAATTACGGTAGTATTGATGGAGTTGATCAGGGTGAGACAATCACCAACCTCGGAAATATTTACTTTGAAAATGATTGGACAAAGTATATCACCGTATTTGGTGTGCCAGAATTGACTCAAGGTGTAACAGCAGCAGATTCTTTTGTTTCTGCTGGTATTCACAACATTCCCACGGGTGTTCAAATTGATTTGGCGCAAGCAAAACTCGAAAGAGGTAATCTTTCTACTCCAGTGGAGCCAAGAAAAATTGAGGATGAATATCATCTTGCTGCAAGGTACTATCAAAGAAGTTATGCACCAGATATTGCGTCTAGATCAAACACTTTCTCAAATAATGAACCAGATGCAACATCGGTTAATTTTACTGCTTTGCCTCCAGACACAGATTTCTATCATAGATTCCCTGTGAGAATGAGAGGAAACCCAAGTGTTACTTTGTATTCACCAAATGACGGAACGACAAGTGATGGTTACAACAGGACCGCAGCAAAACTTATGACAAAATCTTCTGGCTCTGTCGGTAAAGATCAACGCACAAGAGTTGCTCCGGCAGGAAAAGATACGATTTCGTTCACATCCACAAAAGATGGACTCAAGATTAAAGCACTAACTGGTTTTGTTGATTTTGATAATATTTCTGTTCACTATGTTGCAGACTCAGATTTAAATGTTGGTATTGACTAATACATACTTTGAAAGGATGAAACATGCCAAGTTGCTCTAATAGTTCAAACATTCAAACAAATGTAAATGTCTTAACTCTTGCCTCTGCTGGTGCAAGATTAATTACTACCATTGATAAAACTCCTGACGACGGAGCATACACGGTTGATGCCGGAATAACCGCTGGGGATGTTATTCGTTATGATGTTACCACAGCCACACCAGCATATAAAAAATCACAAGCAGACAACATTGAAAATGCAGAAGTTGTTGGTGTCGTTGAGTCTGCAACTACCGATAGTATGGTTGTTGTTATTTTTGGACAAATTGAATTTCCTTCGACCAGATTTAATAATGCGGGAAGTCCAGCAGGTGCGAGTGGCGGAAATGATGTTTATTTCTTAAGTTCTTCAACCGCTGGAGATGTTTCTAGTCTCGCACCCGAACAAGTTACGCAAGTTGTGAAGCCAGTTCTTCAAAGAATGGATGTTGGTGACTACAATGCGGTTGTGTTAAATTACATTGGTTATGTGGTCGCAGGTGAAGTTGCCGCAGAAGATTTCAACAGCATGATTGTTGGCTCTGTTTATGAATACCTCGATGTGGGACAAAAACTCCCTGCTGCACACATAAAAATCAGCGATTCATCCAAAACTTTGTCAACCTCAGATTACGCTCGACTTTATGACATCATAGGAAACACTTTTGGATTTACAGAAAAGATAACTTTCGACTCATCCAATCCAGTCACCGCTTCTATGGTTGGAACAAAAGTTGAACAAAAAACGGGAGCAAGAGTCACATATTCTGCAAGAGTCAAGAGTGTTGACACGGTATCAAATACATTAACCGTTGATAGACCTGCTGGACAACCACAAGTTACAACAACACAAAAAGTGATTATCAATCGAGTTCAATATGATATCACATCATCTGAGGTTACACATTTTAAAACACCAAAAATAACAAGAAATGTTACACCACAAGCGACTGTTGATGGTTCATCTGTTTCTGCGGTTATTTCAACTGCCATGGTTATTGATGATACAACTGGAGTTACTATTCCCACAAATGTTTCAATTGATACATTGACTGTGAAAAATAAATTAACAGCATCGACACTGGAAGCAAATACGAATGAGGATATTAATTCGACTGTAAACACCCTAAGCACGGAAATTGACACTATTAAATCAACACTTGGACTTTCATAATGCCTCTGATATACGGAAGTAGTGCTTTTACACGAGGAGAGACGGGGAACACCGGACCGACTGGACCTACCGGACCTACTGGAAATACAGGACCGATTGGATTCAGTTCCGTTACAGGACCGACTGGAATCACCGGACAATCATTTATAGAATTAAAAGGTGCTGTTCTTAGCAGCAGTGATTTTGTATCAGAACCATTTTATGATTTTATAACTGAATATGGAGGCACAACACAAGGCACTGCCATCTCTGCTGAGTATTACCTAGAAGCAGTCGAGGGATCAAATCGTGTCACTCGAATTTTAGGAAACACAGGTCCGAGCGTACTAAAAGTTGATTTTGTAAATCAAGGCACTGGGTTTACTTTCGGTGGTGACACTGGTGGAGACGGAGAACTCATTCGATTTAGAAACTTAGGTGTTTCTGGAGATCACTTAAATTTAAGTTATGGTGCAGATGGTGAAATAGTCCTTTCATATAATCTTATTGGTTCCGGTCAACTTGCGGTAACAGCAGAAAATGGTTCTTTAGTTGCACTCAATTCAGATGCAAGTGGTCTTACTGGAGTCGTTGGATCTAACTTTGCAAATGAAACTCAATTCGGCAGTGAAATCAGACAACTTAATGTCAAGAGTTACAGAGAGCCATCTATTCTTCTTACGACCAGCGACGGACTTGAAACAAAAACCATCGAGGGGTTGAACGGAGCAGAGGCAACAATAGATTGGAAACGAGCAAGTCATTTTATTATTGATTACTCCGAGTCCGGTCCAACTCCAGACTCAACAAACGGAAACCCTCTGATAATTAACATCACTGATGCACCAGAAAATTTTAGTGCTTCTTTCTTCTTGACTATCGAAGGTGCCACGGGAACCTCACCGGCAACAGAAAGATTTGTCAGTAACAGTGAAATTATATTCCCATTCACCAAAAAACCATGCTTTAGTGGTTCAAGAGATGTGTATAGTTTTACTTCTTTTGGTAATAAATGGTACGGTAACTTAGTTTATTGGGATAATTCAAGTTCTGTTGTTGACTATGATACTCCGCACAGATGTAATGAGATAGATCCTTTTGGTGGGGAAATTGGAAGTGGTGAAACTGGTGCATGTTGTTTAGGCAACAATGAAACTTCTATAACGACATTTGCCGGATGCGGTGGATTTTTTGTCTCAAACGATGATGCGTTTAGACTGGGATACGATTACACTACATTTGATGTAAGAAACTTATGTGGTATTAACGAAAGTGCTCCGGTAAACGCATATGGTCCTTGTTGTATTTTTGACACCGAGGTTCTTGATATAAGTTGTCAATCTTCAACATCGGCAAACCAGTGCATTACGCTTGGATTGACTGACGGTGCGGTTACAAACTTTGGTGGATTTACCGAGTTAATTCCGGGCTGTGATGATACTGATGGTTGCAATTGTGTTGATTGCGAAGCGGCTGCGACTTCAACTGGTGCGTGTTGTGACGGAAATGGCAACTGCGAAGAAACAACTGAATATGCGTGCGAGGAAAAAGCAGGATATTTCAGGGGTATCGGTATTCCATGTAGTTCCGATCCAGAGTTATGTTTCGGTGGAACAGGAGCATGTTGTACGGGTGTGGCATGTGCGAGTAATGTTGAAGGTTCAGTGTGTCTCGCACAAGGAAGTAAGTATGCTGGAAAAGGAACACAGTGCGGTGGAATTGTTTGTCATCAACACTCACCACTAGAAGGCAAGTACGAATTCTTTGACAACAGAGATGTCTCACCATACATGCGAATTGGTCAGGAGTATGGTGGGGGTATTATTGTTGGCATTTTCAGTCCTTTTGGTTCCGAGTGTTTAGGTAATCCTGCACACGGAATTGAAAACAACAATTTCTTTGAAGAGATTTACAAAGAGACTTTAGCGGACGGAACAACACAGGGTCTTTTCATTCCACCGTCGCTAATCAATACCACAACTCTTGCATCATCATACAGATCACAATATGATTTCCACGGATATGGATTCCACGACAGAAGAGACAGAGATTACTTTGATGGTTTATCATATCCCAACGATGTCATCGGTGAATTTGCTGAAGACTCTTGGTACATCATAGTCGCAAAAGAGGACTTAACAGATCCTAACAACTCAAACACCTTATTTGAATGGGGACTTACTGCTTCAAATTATGGTGTTATAACAAACGCAGGCAACAGTCAAGTTAATAACATTCCTCTTAGCACGAAACAACAAAGGTATTTGGACATTGACATAGTAGAGGGATTTGACGGGTTTAATCAACCATCTACAAATATTCTTCACGGTGGACAAGTTGGTGGTTATTTCAGACCAGTATTTTCAACCAAAGATGGTTTCTGGAGATCAACTTATGACACAGAACCAGTTGGAGGAACTTGGGGTCTTCCACTCACACCTGAAAATTTACCACAGAATTCAATTACGGGATATTCTTCAGCAAGAGGACAGGGAAATAAATCCTTAGAAAAACTGTTTAGTAGAGCAAGTGTCGGTGCCCCATACAACACTAGAAGTTCAAACATTGATCTCGGAGCAGATTACAACGGACTTTGGCACAGAAACTGGGGTCTTTACAACACAGTTAGAATGTCTCATGCCATTGTTAACGCACAATACTTCTGTGGGACGGGAACAGACAATGATTGTTTAGGAATTTACGATCACATTTCACCTGACGGTAGATACTTATCAGAGTGTTCATCTTTCGTGGGAAGTAATCATGGTTGCTCATGTGACAATCAGGACGGAACGACAGACTATACTTTAGGATGCTTTGGTGCTCCACAGGCACAATTTAGATACCCAAAATCATCTTTCTTTGCAGATCCAGAGGCACACAGTTTAGAAACTTATTTCCTTTCGGGTGCAAACACCATCGAAGAAGTGGCTCTTAGTAAATATAATCTACAATACTATGTTGGAAAAACTTGGTACGGAAAGAGTTTGAGTAACAACAAAGTAAGAGAACTTTCTGCTAGTGCTGTTCAATTGTTTAAAGATAATAAAGAGTATTCAGTTATTGGAGGTGAGTCACAACCATGTCCATCCTCTTATTGCGGAAGTGCAACCGATAATTACATTTATCCAAACCCACCATTTATGTCTCCTTGGTATATTCCAAGTCCAGACGAACTTGCATGGATCTCTCGATACATCGCATTCTTTGATTTAAATGATAAGATTCAGCAAGCGGGCGGTAGAGCGTTGAGTGGTGAGTATTGGACATCATCTGGTGCGTTCGATTTTAGTGGACTTGTAAATCGCTACGATGACGATAGCATTGACTCACAGATGAACCATTATCATAGTGGAGAGGGTATTCTTTACACAGCGATTACTGGAGGTTCTTCGACTGGAATGACCTCTGGTAGATATGTTGGACTTACATTAGAAAAAGGTGCGGGTAATTATGGATATCGCTTAGACAAAACTAAGTTAGATAATTCTGGTTTCACTGGAGCGATGACACACGCATGGACGCAAGAGATACCAAGTAACAACAATGTGTCGGTTCCGGGTTTTGGATTTAAAGTCCATAAGAGAGAAAAGACATACAGAGCAAAAGTTAGACCAATTAGATTAATGAGAGTTGACGGACGATATCCAAAAGCAGGATATGATAAGAACGACTCCACAAACGCAGGAATTTGGATTGATGCTAATGCAAGACTTTGGTATATGCCGTGGATTCGTTCAAACAACAACAACTTAGGTAGCAGATACCATTTCTATGATACTAGATTTGGTGTTCCTGTTCAGACAAATATTTTTGATCCAACTTGGCTCCACCGTGATTATAGTGCTCCAGAAGCCGGTGATCCAAATCAGGGAGCCATGTTTAGTGGAGAATTGTATGGCTCATGTATCATAGGAAATGGAGAGTGCATTCTTCTGAAGAGAAATAAATGTGCAATCTATGGTGGTGAGTTTGGTGGTGAAGGTTCTAGATGTCCAGCAGAATTACCGAAAAATGCATCAAGTGCCACAGAGAAAACTGGAACAAACTACTTAGAAGATTATGTTCAAGGGAAAAAACTTTCTGGAAACAACGCACAGGAAAATGTTTTTATTAGAACAAATGATCAAGAGAGTAGAAGATCATCTTCAAGTGGTATAAATATGAATGCAAGAAGATCAAGTGGAGGTGGTTCTTCACGAAGTGGTGGTTCTGGATACTCTTACTGAGGTAAAAAATGGTTACAATTGGTAGTAGTGCGGTTGTAAAAAATATAGAAGGCCAAATATTTGGACCCACTGGTCCAACTGGTCCCACAGGTAATACCGGTCCCACTGGAAACACGGGTGCGGATGGACCCATTGGTATCTCTGGTGATTTTATTGTAGCCGCTTTCAGTAACCAATATAAGGGAATTACTTTTCAGTTCACCGATAGGGAAGCAGAAATAAACGGTTCAACCGGATTCAAATATGCGTTCTTTGAAGTTTCTGGTCCAAGTGGTGGTGATGTTGGAGAAATGGAGTTTGAGGTTTTTGGTAGTCCAATAACAGGTCTACAAATTTTTAACTCAACAAATGGTCTTACTGGTATCTTCAGAACATTCCGAAGTGATACTTCTCAAGCCACCATTACAAAAACAAATGACACCGTAAGTATTTTTGGTATAACTTTAGATGCTGGTTATATTGGTTTGACTGGAGAACTTATTTTCAAAAATGGTTCAAGTGCAGATGGACTTGATGGTTCTTTATATGATTCAACCAAAGGAAATCTGTTTGCAAATATTTCAACTCTTGCAGAGATTATTTCTACCGACAACTTTAACTTCTCCCAAGAAAGCAATCGTCCTGCATCAACTGACACCTCGGTAAACAAACCAACATCAGGTTCTACTGCTGGTAAAACAACACACACTTTTGCAAAAGATCCAACCGACAACATGCTTACACCATATTTGAACTATGGTGCAGAATCTGGATCCCCAGACACAATTAAATTTAGAAAAATAAAATCACCAAGTTCACCAACAAGTGAAGGTTCAAATTATTCTGGTGGTGAAGATACCTTTGGTTCATGTTGTTATTGTACGAACACGACAGAGGCTCCCGGTTATGCAAACGATTGCACCGACTATGTTACAAAAGATTATTGTGATTCAATCGGTGGTAACTTTGAATTTGAAACAACATGTTTAAACAGAAGTGATGGTGCGAACTGTTCGTTTGAGGGAACATGTTGTATCAACGATGCTGGCTATTCATCAAACAGTTTGTTATGTGATTTGTATGGTGGAATTTTCTTCCCCGGCAAAATCCCAGAAGAAGTCGAATGCCCAGATCGTTGCTCTAAGGGAGCGTGCTGTGTTCAAGGTGTTTGTTACGATTTTACCGCCCTTGAATGTTCTTTCGCAAACGGTAATTTTTACGCAGGGGAAACTTGCGAAACAGTAAACTGTTGCTTGCGAGATTTATATCGTGGTGCATGTTGTGTTGAAGATGAATGTCAAGATGATATTTCTCCATACGATTGTAACTTGTTGGGTGGTTATTTTCAAGGAAACAATACATTCTGTTCAGAGACAACTTGTTGCAGTCCAAACAGTGGTTTCGCTGATCCAAATCAAAACAACTGCTGTATAACTGAACCAGAGGGTGATTGTTGTTTTGAAACATGTTCAACCCAACAAACCGATCCTGCGATTATTTCTCTTTGTTGTGATGAGTATCCAAACAGTGTTGCATGTCAAAGTGCAGGTGGCTCATCTGAACTGGTGGGAGGTTACTTTGGTGGGTTGACTGGTGGTGATCCAACCGGTCTTGGTTTCTGTGGTTCAGCGACAAATGATAAATTCTCTGGAACATGTCCATCATGGGCTTTGGATTGTCTCTTTAATCCAGACAAGTGTAAGTTTAGCGACTGCTTTGGTGATGAAGAATCTTGTTGTCCCGGCGATGTGATAACTCTTTGTTGTCCAGATGGAACATGGGAGGGTGGTTTAGACAGAACTGGTAAACCAAATTGTGGTGCTAAGCCAAACTTAAATTGTATTGACATTAATGTTGAAGATTATAAAAACGGAGACACTCAAGGACTCTCAACTTTCTTTGATAACTGTCAAACGACAGCATATAAAAACGGCCAAGGCGGGGGCTCTGACGGTTATCTTTGTGTTTCGTCTTGTGGAAATAATTTAGATCCATCCTCTTTGCTCGTTGGTGACTGCTTAAGACCTTATTGTGATCGAAGTTGTGCTCAAAGCAACGCTTGTCGGGGTGTGAATATCGAAAGAAGTAGAGCGACCAGAGTGTCTGGAGAAAAATTAAGAAGACCAGAACAAGTTCCGAGAGATGTTGAACAATCAAGATGTTCCGTGAACTTTAATCCATCAGTCAATCTTTCACCCGGCGACGAACTGGATGGTGGAATCTTCTTGGGTATTGTTGGTGAGCCAAACGACTATGGAAGTATTATAGCAGAAGGTGAAAATCCATATTGCCTTTTCTTTGGCAGAACTTCATATCGTTGTGGTCCATGTGACATCTTACCCGAAAATACCACAGAGAGATTTATCTTAGCATCGGGTATCAACCATGCACATAATGTGAACGGACCATGTTACTGCGACAGTGTAATGCCATGGAAATACATTCCAGAAAACAAAATACAAAACCCTCTGAATTACGAGGACATCGCACACAGCCCATACTTCTTGAATTTACATGAGATGCCAATTAAGAGAGCAACGGCATCCTTTGGAAAGTATGATACAATTCAACAATATTACAAAATTGCTGAGAGGTATTATGGTAAGAGAGTTATTACTCGAAAGTGGGCCCTCGTTGTTGCACCAGAAGATTTAAAATACAATAACACTTCTGATATTTCTTGGGGATTGAGACAGGCATCATACGGTGCGACTGATGTGGACGCAGTGGAAAATGGTCTATACTATGGATCACCAATGTTTGATGGATTAGTCGGAACAAGAATGTTCGACAAGTCAAGCATCACATGGTCCCCGTGGTTCAATCCAGATGGAGATGGTATTGATGTTCACGCTTATGACAGATGGGTGCATTCCTTAGAGAATAAGTGGGGGGACTATGTTGATAAATCGGCAATCAACTCAAACGAAACTTACTTCAAAGAAGAGTTTGAAACCATTTGGGAAAATGAAAACAAACAAAATTCTGCGATGAGACTTATTTCTGAGTGGAATGAAAACTCAAATCACGGACATGATGACTGGTACATTCCAAGTATTATTGAACTGATGTATATTTACGGCAGTAAGAACGCTGTTAATGTTGGATTGATTAAAAATGGATTTGAACCAATGTCAAATGCTCGATACTGGTCGTCAACATCGGGTTCAAAGTATAGAGCAGACTCACCGAAAAACTGTGTTCCTCAGAGAAACAGATTTATTCCATTAAGTTCACATGATTACTCATTAGAGGATACTGGTAACTTACTTTCGTCTCATGCACATAGAGCATTTTATCAGGACTTCTCCACAGGTAATATTGAAAGTCAATATCGAAATGAAGATTTCTGTTCAGTGAGGCCTGTCAGAAGAATACCAATTTTTGAAACTACTTTTGAATGTGATTTTGATAACCATATTTGGAGATACATAGGTGTAGAGAATGGTGATTGCCAAAATTGTTATACCTGTAATTGTCCGGAGTTGAATTAATGCCAATAGTTTTTCATGGAAGTAGTGCGATACCTTTACTTGGTGGTACTGGACCAACAGGCCCAACCGGTCCAACAGGACCGACGGGAGCGACAGGAGCAACTGGACCAGCAGGTGTAACAGGACCGG